GAACCTGCACCGTCTAATGGTGCTATAAATTTAAAGGTATTGTGTGCAGTACTATCACTCGATATAGTTACTGTACTACCAGATGTTGCAATATCTATACCAGAACCAGCAGCAAAAGTTAATGTATCACTAGTAGAGCTAGCTTGTATGTTTACTTCGCCAGATACAGAAATATTAGAAAAAGCGTATTGAGTAAAATCTACTGTTTGCCAAGATAAATTACCACTTCCATCAGTAGATAATACTTGACCAACAGAACCTGTGTCACCATCAATAGACATTTTTCCAGATAAGAAGTTAATTGTTCCATCTGTTTCTATTTTAAAATGTGCATTTGAATCAGTACCTAAATAAATTGGATTACTACTAGATGTACCAATTGATAAAGCACCATCAGAAAATATAGACTTACCGTCAAGATAAAGTATATCTTGAAAAGATTCTATCTTAGTTGTATAGTTTTCTGTTTGAAAACCTTGAAAAGAGTGAGTAAAAGAAGTAGATGTTGCCATCTCCTCTGATGTATGTGTATGGTTAGTCTGTGTCATCTATGGGTTCTCCGTACTCGTCAACTGAATCTTCCCACTCTATATCTTGTAGGTTTTCCCAAGCACCCCCCATTTTTTCATAGATGTATCTCAATCTAAATATTTCATTTTCTATTTGTGTTTGTTTTTCTTTCCATTCGTGATACATAGAATGATTCTCGTCCAACATATTGATATTGTGAGCAAATAATGCTCCTTCTAAAGCAAACATTTGGTCAAGTAAATAAGCTAACTTATCGCCGTGACTGTGTAACCTATAGTCAAAATTATTATTTTTTTTAGGTTTAGGTTTAGGCTCAGTTTTTTTTACTTCTTCAGCCATTATTGACCGAATTGTTCTGTATATTCTGCTTCTAAAGTATTAACTTTTGATTGCAGATGATTTATGGTATCTTCATCTTCATTAAGATTTTGAGCACCATATAATATTTCACGAGCTTGCTTTATTTGTAATAATAAAATAGCTTCTTTTTCTTCTGATGTTAGTTCGTGCATTTATCCCTCCAACGCTTGTAATCTTAATTCTAGCTCATCATTCTTAGCTGAGAGTTCTTGTACTGCTTTTACTAATGGTGCAATAAGTTCAGCATATGCAACACTGTAATGGTCGTGTTCTTCTTGATAATCTACAAATGCAATATCAAGGTCTGGTTCTGGTGGAGTTTCAAGTAATTGTTGTGCAATAAAACCCCAATGCACTTTACTATTTTCATCTAATTTTAAAGTGTAAGATTTAGGCACAAGAGTGTTTATATAATCTAAACCATATGTTAAATCTTCTATGTTATCTTTTTTTCTTTCATCAGAACTTACATTTGGATTGTTTTGTATATAAAGTCTATCCCATTCACCATTACCAAATGGATGACCTAAATCGCTGTAAGAAGCATTAGGAAATAAATTACCAACAGTTGTCGAAGATGTATTTGTATTAGTAGTAGATACTGAAAAAGCACCTGTGCTTGAATTAAATGTATAACCATTAAAAAATCCTGTGGATGGAGAGTTTATTTGAGATATACCAGTACCTACAGTTGAGTGACCAACATGGCTTGTTAAAGAGTTTGTTAGAGAAGTAACAGATGATTCTGTTGCAAAATTTGTTGAGTGTTGGTCGTTATTATGACTTGTAGAAGCATATCCAGATAACCAGCTAGCATTCGATGCGTGAGCGTGATTACCAATATTTGATATATCTGATTCTGAATGAGAGTGAGAACCAACAGAATCAGTTTGAAATTCTAAACGACCACTTGAATTTACACCTAATTTTTTATTTGTACTAGTACTACCATTTATTTCAATTATTGGATTGAACCCAAGAGGGTCAGAAAAGTTAATTCTTGTAGCTTGTAATTCTATTTCGTCTTGTGCAGCACCCAAAGCAAGTTTTATTTTTCCAGATAACACACCACTTTCAATAAGGAATTGAGTTGTAGAATCAGCAGATATTCTACCCGTAAACCCAGAGCTTGTTATAAAATCTATTTCACCTTCTAGGTTGTTGTTGTCAGTTATTTCAATTCTTGTTCCAGATGTTGATGTTCTTAATCTACCACCGTTAAAGTCTAAATCTCCTTTAAGCTCTACACCTAAAAGGTCTCCTCTAACATTTACATTATTAAAATCTGCACTACCATCTGACTGTATTCTCCAACCAGTACTAGCAGAATAATTACCCGATATAGTTCCACCAGAATCTATTGATATATTTCCAGAAGATAAATCTGTTGAACCTATTGTCCAACCACCGATAGTTCCAGATGATGATGTTATTGCACCTGTGATAGTTGCAGAGGTCGCAACCATATTTCCAGAGGTGTCAACAGTAAATGTTCCGTTACCTAAATCTATAGATGAACCATCTATTTCTCCACCGTCTAAAATGTCGGCAGTCATAGTTCCACCAGATATTTGTGTAGCAGAAATTGTTCCTGTAAAGTTACCGTCTACACCAGAAAGTGTTCCTGTAAATGTACCGCCTGCTGCATTTAAATCTCCCGAAAATGTACCAGTAGCACCTGTAATGTTACCCCTAAATGTACCAGAATCAAACTCTACAGAACCATCAGATTTAATTATCCAACCAGATGTATTTGCTACATAATTATCACTTCGTATTGTTCCTAGTACTGGATTAGATGGGTCAGTAGCACTATCTGTGTCAATAATTATTTCTTTACCACTAATAGTCCCTGCTGTAATTTTAGCAGCAGTCATAGTGTCTATTTTTGCATCAGTTACTTGTGCTTCACCAATTTTTACAGTTGTAATTTCTGCGTCTGCAATATACTCTTTAGTTATTAATTCGTGTTCTGCTTGTTGAGCAGTAGATGGGTCTGATTCATTTCCAGCAACATCGACTGCTGTAAGTTTGTAATACCATGTACCTGCTGTACTAACAATAAAAGTATTTATAGCTGTTATTCCTCCATCTATATGTCCAGCTCTTGCTTGTATTTCTCCAACAAAATTACTAGCACTAGGAGTAAAAGATGAGCTTGTATCTCTATATACATTTAAATGGTCAATATCTCTAGGTAAAGTAAAGTTTGTTGGCGAGGATATTGGATTACCATCTGCATCTTCGGCAGCTGCTAATTTATGAGATATTTGTATTTGAGCTGCATTAGAAGCTATTGCACCATAGGTTCCTGTAGGTGCTACAGGTGCAGGTGGTATAGTACCGTCAACAGGCATTTGTTCTGCTGTAATAATGGAATAGCCAGCAGAAAAACCAGAGTTATCTATAGCTTGTACTCCAAACTCATAAGTATTACTTACACCTAATCCTTTAATAACTGTTGTAGTAGTTCCGAAGGAAACAGATAAATATTCATAATCTGTAACTTGATTGTCGTTACTATCTATAAGATTGTTTCCGTCAACATCTGTAACTTGTCTATACCTAACACGATACATATTACCGTCAGTAATTCTTGAACCGTCTGTGTTATTTGGCTGATTCCAACTTAAACGAGCAAAAGCAAAAGGTCTACCACTACCATCTTGATAAGTACCTTTTGCTACTGCTAAGTTAGTAGGAGCGTCTGGTACATGATATTCGTTAGTACTTCCAATTGAAACAATTGAACCAGTAGCTCTTAAATCTTCATTTATATTTGGTGTAGTAGAACCTACTTCTATTTGAGTACTTCCTACTTCAAAATTTGTGTAATCAGTTATATCTGTATAGTTACCATTAGCATCTCTGTAATAAACCCCCATACCTTCTGATATAGGAAAAGATAAACCCATTATTCTAATTTTTATAGGGTTTAGTATTTGACCTTGATATGTAATTTCATATCTATCTCTGTTTTCTAGTGTTGCCTCATCTTGTGTATCTTCAAAACCTACTTCTGGGTCGTATACATAGATAACATCTCCAACACTAATATCTCCGGATATGTCATAGTCTGATAGACCTACATTTAATGTTTTATCTATTTTGTTATATTCATTAAGGTAAGCTTCTGCTCTAACATCTCTTAGATTATCTGGTATTTCATTTTCTGCTAAAATTTGTATTCTCTCTAAAGGATTGCCAAACAAGTCTTTATATGGAATGTTCTTAGCATCAGCTTGACCTAAGTTAATTTCTTTTCCATTACCGTTTGCAATAAGTTCTACACGACTTACATAATCTTCTGCATTAAACTCTGTTGTTAAATCAAAACCAGCATAACCTTTTATTGAGGGGTCTTGACCAGATAATCTTCTTACTATAATTCCTTGGGGTTCGTTATCCTCATGACCAGTAAACAAACTAGAAGCAGGACCAACATCTAATGTGCCGTCATTATTAATTTTAAACTCAGCGCCTAGTGCTGTTGCTACTGTTTTTAGAGCTTTATACGCTCCTTCTAAATAGTGTTTACCTGTATAAGTTTTGTTAGATGTTGTAGCTACAGGTGCAGAAGCACTAGGAGTAAATGCGTCCCAATACTTTGCTGCACCTCTAGTTACAACTATTCCATCAAGATAACCTTCAAAAAAGTTTCCGTCTTGTCCTTTACCAATCTGTAAAGAGTCTGAACTAACTCTGATAAATAATTCTGGTCTATCTTCTTCTGCTACCTGTACACCATTTTTATAAGTTCTAAACTTATTGTCTTTATGTGAAATAGCAAAATGATTCCATTGATTTAAATCAATAGAACCCATATCTATATTTAAGTCTTCATCTGTTCCATATCCATTACCATCGTGAGTAATAAAAGCTTTGTTTCTTCCATTAACAGCTTTACCAAATATCCATGGAGAGTATGTATCATTGTTTCTAGCCATGACGGTAGGATTACCACTAGAAGATGTTCTATACTCCCACCATTCGACTGTAAACTCTTGATAAGTTAAATCTAATTCTGGTCTATCTGCTACGGTTACAAATCCGTCTGTACTTAAATTAAGACTTGTATTTCCATAATTTGCTTGGTCACTAGAAATATCTGCTGTTCCACTAAAAGTGATAACTTGATTTTGAGTATAGACAGAGCCATCAGTAGTAGTAGTATCTCCATTGCTTCCCTCAAAATTTAAAAGAAGTACTGTGTCGTCAAAAGAAACTTCTGTTACTGTACCTTTTCTTACTGCTCTTACATTACTCTCTTCATCTCTAAGTAGTCCATAAGGTGTTGATACACTTCTATCTAGTACATCATCTAAAGTATCTCTCTGATAATCTCTAACAGAACCTACACCAGCATTTCTTGCAAGCACTAAACCTCTAGAATCATTGTCTCCTAAATAAGTAAGAATACCTCTACCACCAATTTCAATTCCTTCTTCACTTATTTCTTGTGTTTGAACAATACCTACATATCTTGCTAAATCTCTTACTTGAGCATCTGTAAATTCATCTGGGTTTATTCTTGTTGGAGTTAAGACAATATTTCCCCATGGAACCATTGCATTTATAACTGAATTAGGTGTGGTCTCTAAACTTAAGGAAACATTAAATGTTCCCGGAGCCATTAACTTTTCATTTACACTCATGACTTAATTGACCTTACATACTCATATATATAATCAAGATAAGAATCTCTAACATTGTCTGGTGTATTTTCACCAGCAGAAGAAGAGCCGTTTAAGGCATATCCTACAAATGCTTTCATTTGAGTAGCTGTAAGGTAAATTCCACCATCACTTGTGTCTGCTGTAAATGTATTAGGCGAACCTAATAAGTAATAATTTCCTTCACTATCATTTGAACTAGAAACTATATATCCTGTTGCAGAAGTTGATGCCTCTGCCGTAGTTCTTTTAATTGTTATACGGTCAGCAGTTCCGTATGAATTAATTACTAAACTAAAATATCTTGAACCTCTTCTGAGAGAAACATCAAAGGTTAATCTTCCTGTTCCATCTGTTTCTGAGTTTGCTGTAAATCTAACTGTTACACACTCTGGATAGTTTTTAATTATTTGTACTGTCTTCCAACCATCCCATTCTGTTTCAGAAGAACCTTTAGATACAGCAAATTCTTTATCACTTCTCCAACCATCGCTTTCCCATAAGCTGGTTGTAAATCTTGACTCAGTGTTACTATTTGTTAACTCCATTTTTATTAGACCATTACTTATAACAGTCTGGTCTACATTTGTATTAGGGCTATATAATCCACATCTAACTTTACTGTTAGTTGATATCTCACAAGCACCTTTTAGATAATCTTCTGGATTGCACTCAAATTCTATATTGTCTGTTCTTATATTATCTCCACTAAAGTATTTAAGAGTTACTGTAGAAGTACCATAAGAAGCAATTCTATCTTCTTGTGCAGGAGGATTTCCTGTACCTACTGAAGGTATGTGTATAGAATATGCACCTACAGGTGGAGAAAAGAATTGTGAGTCTGTAGAAGTTACACTATGGTCATTATCTAAAACACCACCAGAAAATTGTGATTCAAATCTTAGTTCTCCGGGATTACCTAAAAAGTTTAATGAGACATTGTATTTCATACCTGCACCAAAAAACCTGTCAATGTTAACATCTGCGCTCTCTACTTTTACATAAGCAGAAATTGTTGTATCACCTGTGTAGGTAAAAGGATATACTATATCGTAATTTGCCATAGAAACTAATTCATCTCTAATATATTTTGCTTCTTCTACATCTAAACCATTTACACCTGTAGGAGCAATTGTTCCACTAAGAGTATAGTTTCTTGTTTTAGCACCACCATTATAAGCTAAGTTAGATGGAGATGTAAAAGTCAATCTTCCTATTGTTACTGTATTAGCCATTAGCACATATCCTTTGCTCTACATTGTTCACAGTACTGATATTTAGGTCCATAAAAATAATTACCACATTTAAAATCTGATTTACAAGCTTTTAAGTAATGTTTTTCTTTATTATCTACCATTGCAACAATTCGCTTCTATCCACGCAAGTCTAGTTTGTATTTCTCTAACTACATTTAAGTCTTGGTCTTGGTCTATAAGTTGTGTTTCAAGACGAGTAATTTGTTGTTTAATATCTTCCCATTCCCATTTTTCAATTTGAACATATTGATTAGTGTCATTAGTTATTTCTAATTTCTGCACTTTTTCAAACAGAACAGCAATATCGCCTTGTACAAATGTACTTTCTTTGAGCATTTCAAAATCTACTTCAACTTGGTTCATTCTGTCATCAATATTTTGTAGTGTATTGACTATGTCTCCAGCAGTAGATAAACCTGCACCAACAGAGCCCATAAGAGCTATAGCTGTGGCTATTAAACCTAAATTATCTTTTATTTTATTTAACATTATCTATTCCTTAAACCTGTACCGGAGGTTCCTTCTTTTTCTAGCTTCATAAGTTCTTTTCTTATATTTATAGCAGCTTTTCTTGCAGAAATTGGGTCTGCTGGTAAACCTGTAATATTGACATCCATATGAGCAACATTAATTCCACCCATTCCTCCACCTGTCTTATTGGAAAATACTGATGTACCACCCGGTGTTGACATAATAACTTCTGGTCCTCTTTCACCAACTATTGATGTTCTGCCGATAGGAACATTACCACCTGTGTAATTGTTCATTGTTCGTTCACCAAATTGATGTAAGGTGTATTGTCTTCTATTTACATCGCTCCTAACAGGAGGTGTGTAGTTTATGTCAAGATTATTAAAATAGCCTGCTTGTCTTTGCATTTCTGAATCTATAAAATTAGTTATTTCTTTTATGTCAAACAAAGCTGTTCTACCAGCTAGAACCATATCCTCAACTTTCTTTTTGTAGCTAGCCTCAACTGTAGTCATTGCATCTAATGTTGATTGAAGTATTGATTCTGGAATGCCTATATCTTGTGCTAATTCAGTAATGATTCCTTGTAGTCCCGGATATTTTCTTGTAAGCTCATCTATGATTAGTGCATTTTTTTCAGTTTGCAGTCTTGCTTCTATCATTGCTTCAGCTAAGTCATGCTCTTTATCAGCATATTTTTCTACAGCATCTGCTTCTAAAGACTGGGCTGCTGCTACGGCTTTTATTGCCTCCACAACTGACGGGTCAAGTCTTTTCTTTTGACCCTCGAGTACTTTAAGTTGTGCGTCTGCAATTTTTTCTTGAAGATTTAAAATAGCCATTTCAGCATCTGATATAGGATTTTCTAAATCTGATAATTCTTCTTTAGCTGCATCTAAATCTAACTGTTCAGCTACCCCTTGCTCAACAGCCATTTCTAGAAATTTAATTTCTTTCTTTTTGTCTCTAATTCTTATTTTGTCACGATTAGACATTGTACCTTCAATTTTATCTCTCATTCTCTGTAGATTTAATTGGGCTTGTAAAATGGCTAATTGCTCATTATTAGTTACAACACCTTCTTTACCAAATTCAGCTATTGCTTCTGCAAATTGTTCCTGTGCTCCTGTAACTTCTAATTGTCTAATTTGTTGCTGAGTAATAACAAAACCATTAGCTACAATATCAGCAGTCATTTCAACCATTTCTTCTTGAAGGTCTGCTATTCTTTCTTTAGTTTCTTCTTCTTGTCTTGCAATGTTAAATATTTGTAAAGCTGCTTCTGCTTGTTGTCTTTCTAACTCTAATTTACCTTCAGCTTGGACTTTAAGATTATTATTAACTTTTTCAATATATTCTGTATTTGTAATTAATCTTTCTTGTTCAGTTATGAAAGTTTTCAACTGTTCGTCATTAAAAGTTAAGCTTCTTAACTCTGGATTATCTCTGGTTAACATATTTTGAATGTCAGCAATAATGTCTCTTTGTGCTATTAATTCTGGGGTATCTTCTTCATTTCCAATATTTAATTTTTCTAATTCTTTTAACTTTGACAATTCTTCTGTTAAGGTTAAAGCTAATCCAATACTTTCCTGTAAAGGTAAATCAGTTAAAGCTTTAGATAAAGGAACAAATCCAGATTTAGCAAGACTTATAACTGTTGTTCTTAGGAAATCTGCTCTTTCATCAGCTTTTTCCATTCCAGTTAACATTTGGTTTAAATTCATTGGTGCTATTCTTCCGAAGTCTTGAAGCACTGAGTTTAAATCTCTAAATTTATTTATATTATCAGTTACTTGGTCTGATAAGGCAAATGTAGCTTCTGCTAATTGTTGAGCAGAGTCTACTGAATTTTCTTGCTCTCCATCTAATGCTTTTAATAAATCAACATAACTTAAAGTTCCGTCAAGAACATCTGTTAAAGATATAGCTACTTGGTCTTGTCTACTATCTAATTCGTTATAAGCGTCTACATTTTCTTGTATAGTATCTTTTAATGCTTTTTCACTTACATCTGTTTGTTTAAGAGCTTGTTGAATAGTTTCTAATCCTGCTGCGTTTCTCCTCAAAGTTTTAAATTGTTCATCTTGAGTTTCATTGAGTTCTAATACACCATTATTTAAATAATTATTAGTTCTAACAATTGGCTCTATTGTTTTTGAATAAAGTTTGAACGCATCTACACCTTTAGCCTCTAGTAATCCTAAAGTATCTAATAACTGGTCTGGTGTTAAGGTTGATAATTCTTCTAAAGATAAACCTACACCTTTTAAAGCATCATTTAAATCTGATGCAGCTTCGTTTGCTATGTTAAACTGAAAAGCTTCCAGTCCAGCATCAGCAACATTAACTTTTATACTATCTCCTAAACCAGAATTATAAAAATCAGTAATAGCACTACCAACATCGTTCAAAGATTTTTGTGCTTCTTCAGCAGATTCTCCATCTATCCCTGCTTGTTTAAAGAAATCTATCATAGATTTTTTCTTTATCTGCTCTTCTATTTCCCTAAGTTTATCGAGTTCTGCTCTCAGTAAATCTAATCTTGCTTCCGACATATCTTCTGAATTTATTAAGTCTTGTAGTTCCTTTTCTTTATCTGCTACTTTTTCTGTTATGCTTGCAACAGCTGCTCTATTTGCTAAAAAACTTTCTGAAGCTCTTCTAGCAGCTTCTTGTCTTCTGGTAAATATAGTATATGCAACAGTTATTGCAGCAAGAGCGAGTCCTAATCCAATCATTGAAAATCTTAAGCCAACCATTGTTTTTTGTAAAGCTTTTGCTGTTTTAGTAGACCTACTCATATTTTTAGCATTTCTTTTTATTCTTTTACCTAAGTCCTCAACAGTAATACCGTTAGCTAATGCAATAGCGTTGTAAGTTTTAGTTGCCGCTCCAAGTGCAGCAGTTGCTGCTGTCATAGAAACAATAATTCCAAACAAGATTTTTACACTTGTTCCTACACCTTCAGATGTTTCACTTGTATTTTGGAAACCTCCAATTAGAGCAGACAATGTGGTAACAAGAGCTTTTGCAGTAGGTAGTAATTCATTACCTATTTGTATTCTTAATTCCGTAAGCTCATTCATCAAAAGTTTTGTTTCTGATTTAAATGTCTCGAATCGTTTTTCTGCTTCAGTAGTTAATGCTATGTTTGCTTCAAAAGCACTATTAGCAGTTGCAAGAGTATCTGTTAATAGTCCTTCTGCTTCACCCACAGCAAGTAACGCTCTGATTGTTCTCTGTTGTTTAAGACCTAATTGGTCAAGAACTTCAATAACATTTGTACCTGCTTTAGAAGCAGAAGCTAATGATGTAACGAATAAGTTAAGAGCTGAAGCTGGGTCTACCTTAGCTAAGTCTTGAAATTCTTTTGTTGTTAAGCCTGTAGTCTCAGCAAATACTTCTAACTGTCTACCACCTGTAGCAACTGCAATTTGAATTTGTTGGAATACACGAGCCATAGCTGTACCACCAGCTTGTGACTGAACACCGACTGCTTGAAGTGCTGTTGCAATACCTAAAACATCTGCTGCTGTAGCACCAGCAACTTTACCTGCTGCTGCGAGCCTTAATGCAGTAGAAAGTATCTCATCTTCCAGAGCTGCGAAGTTGTTACCTAAGTCAACTAATGAAGAAGCTAATCTATCGAAACTTTTACCTTGTAATCCAAATATCTGGTCAAGTCGTGCTAATGATAGTGCTGCTGATTCTGTTGACAGTCTTGTTGCAACACCTACCTGTGCAATAACTTCAATAAATTCTTCTAGGTTCTCAACTCCTACACCTAACTGACCACCAAGTTCACCAATTTGATTTAACTGAGTTACAGCAACTGGTATATCTTGCGCTAGTTGTCTTACTTGAAGTGCTAGTGTACTAAATTGTGCTTCGGTTGCATCTACAGTTTTTCTAATACCAGCAAATGAATCTTCAAATCTAGAAGCAGCACCTACTGTTAAGAACATTGCTCCACCTACTGCGGCAAGAGCACCAGCCATTGCACCAGCAGCACCAGAAACCATAGCGTTTGTATGTGCAGCTTGAGTTGTTAACTTCTTCATAGACTTTTCAGTCTGTTTAGCTGCTTTGTTTTGTACTTTAGTTTGTACTAATTCGTAAGTTACTCTTAGGTCTTGATTCATTGCTATCTATTAACCTTTGCCTGTAATTCCAGATTTACCACCAAGAAACTGGTCTATAGAAACTCTCTCTCGAGGTTTGTTATGTCGATTGTGTTGTCTTTGAAGCATTCTTCTAGCTTGTTTACTTTCTTTGTTATACTCTTCTTTACGGAATATTTTTCCAGTTTCTTCGTCAATAGTAATTTGGTCTTCACGAAGTCGGCCGTAAAAAACTGAACCATCTGCGGGTAAGTTTCTTAATAGTCTAAGAAATTTACGATATTCAACATCTTGAGGTTTATCAATGCCGTAATACCTAAGAAAGTCTGCTTCTACTTGTCCCCAGTAACTTAAAATGTCACCTGGAGACCAAGTTATTTTGGGCTATCACCCTCTTCGGCAGCGGCTTCTTGTGCTTCCTCAACTTCTTCTGGTGATGCTAGTCCGTAAGCTTCTAATAACCATACAAGTATGTCATTAAGCTTCTCCCAGCCCACACCATCATCTAGCATTGAGTTGAAATTATCTTTACCCACTATTGATTCCACCCAGTCCGCAATTGCTGATAGGTCTTGGTTGTTTCCGTCTTCGGCCATCTTCATTTGCGAAAGGACTGCTTTTGCAGGTAAGGTAGCTGGTAAATCGTATGTTTTTCCTGCTACCTTCATCTGCAATTTTAATAAATTATCGGCTTCTAAAGCCTCATCAAAGTCTTTAAACTTTTCCACTTATATTCTCCTATCTAATTTTTTAGTTAATATCTAACTCGTCAGTATCGTTAGTGTTATCTATGACTCTGAACAAGTAGTATGCACCACTTGTAGAACCAACATTTATAGTTGAATCTGGAACAAGAAGTTTAAATTCTGTTGCCAAACTAACTTTTGCTGGAGCCTTTTGGTGACTCATTGCGAAAGAACCAACATTCACTGCTCTAGGAATGTGGAACTGTCTGTCTGCACCAGCTGGACCATCTGTGTGTAATACCATCGCATATTCTGTGAAAGTATCTGACAAAGGTGGGATATATGAATCATATCCTGTATCAAAAGCGTCACCAGTGGTTTGTGTTGTTGTAGCAGTAATTGTATCTTCTGCTTTAACACCGCCACCCATTGCGATTTGAAGTTTGTCAATACCAGCTTGTGATAGTTCACCAGTTAGTCTTACTTCTTGTGCTGACTTAAGAGTCTTAATAGGGTCTACTTCTTCGGCAACCATAACATCTTCAAAAGTTTTATCAACTTCTAAAGTCCAGCCATCTTCAGAATAACCAACTTCTGAAAATGGAACTGCTAGTGTTGTAGGGTTTTCCCATGCGCCGCTGTTATCGGCTGGGAATACTAAAGAATCTAGAGTCCTATCTGCGTAATAGAGAACACCTGTACCTATTAATACTTCGGATATAGTACCGCTTGTATTGAAGCTCATTTGTTATCTCCTAACATATCTTATACTTATACTTATCAGCTGAGCTCAGCCGACTTTTTCAAGTCGATTTCAGCTTTGCCGGTTATTCTTCTTCAGCAATAAAGAAGTCTTCCACTACCTCTTCAACAGATTCCTTGTCGTCCTCTGCTGTAGAGTCGTCTAGTTTTTCCTCATCAGCTATTAAAACAGAGATTTTTTGTGTTCCCTGTTTATAAGTAGCATCTTTAAGGCGCTCCCAGACGGCCATGTCTATCTCTGCCCATCCATTGTGACTAAAGACTATTCCTGTTACAGTATCTCGAACAGTTGTCCTCTCTAGCAACAAAGGATTAATTTTTACTTTTATCTTCTTCATATCAATCTAGTCCTCGGTAATACATTATTAATGATAGCTGATAATGTCCTAATCCGGTGTCAGTCTCCTCTATGCGAGAAGGTAATCCTTGTACCTCCATGCTGTAAATAACTGCTGCTGTGTTGGTTGTAGGAGTAACAACTCTTGTACTTTTCATTTTAAAAGCAGATTCAGCTACAGCATTTGCTAAAGCATAAGCGTTTGCATAATCTGGTTGAGAAGTAGTTCCTCCACCACCCCAGCGTCCTGCATAAGCATCTACTGTTATAGCAGCTCCAGTTACAGCTGCTTCAGATGTAGGAGACATAAGTGTTCCTCCTGCATTAAATATTGTTAAAAAAGGTAATTCTGCACTACGAGGTAATCTAGTAGCTACTCTTGAACTACATAAATCTGTTATAGCTGTTGTATTAATACACCATTCACGAAATATAATTTCTGCATCTGGTGGAAAACTCTGATTTTGGTCAAACTGTGCGCCTACTGCTTTTATACCCATAATTATTTATCCTACCACTTAAACTTCATCTGGAGAGTTATAGAAAAAAGATGCTGCTGATATTATTTCTTCATAGTTAGCATTTTCAACAAGTGCTCTAGCAGCTGCTTGGGCAGATTTATTTTGTTTCTGTAAAGGTCGTTTTGCTCCAGGTTGATATCTTTTATCAGTAGGACTTCCGCTTCTCTTACTGCCACCTTTTTTAGTTCCTTTATTCTTTCTTGTAAATGTAACTTCATATGCCCCAGAGCCGCTTCCTTTGCTACCTCTACGAACACTAACATTGTAGTTTTTACTTATATAGTTTGAAAGTGTCTTTCCGCTAATTTTTCCAAATCCAGTATTTCCAGATACTGCAAAAGTGTCAAAATCAACATAATCAGAAGCTTGTGTTTGATTAAAAGCTGCTTTACTTGATTCTTCGCCAAATAATTCAACATTGTTAAGAAGACCTTTTCTTGAAGCACCACCGCGTGTTTTACTAGGATTTTTATCAGTAAGTATGCTTGTAAGAAATTTTTCTCTGGCTGATACTCCACCTTTAATTTTTCCAACATTTTTAAAGTTAACGGTTGCTGTAATTGAATCGGGTGCAAACTTAACACCGATAGCATCTTGTAGTTCTTGAGAGTAAGAAACTCCATGAGTATTATGTACTTTTACACCAGCTATATCATGTTTTTTTTGATATTTATAAAATCTTCTGTTTCTTCCTGCTACATTTTCTTTTTTTATACCTTGGCTAAAATGTCTGCCTGTTCCTTTTCTATTCATAGCTGCCAACAAACTTTTAGGTTTGTAACTTATTCTTCCGTCTTTTTCAATAGCTAAACCTTTTTTCTTAATCATTTGGTCATATCTGCCTTTTTCACTAAGTATGTTATTCATAAGTTCTACTGGATTTTTTACTCCTCCAACTCTAGGAGTTTTCATTTGCACTTTTACTTTGGCACCATCAAACTTCATATTGTTAACTGCTTGAACGCTTCTAGTCACAAACAATGTTGGTGGTATATATTTTTTGACATCTTTTACTACTGGTTTGTCTTCTTTTCTACTCCAGCTAGAAACTTGTTGTGTAATTGGTCCACCGTATTCTACAAGCCATATCCAAGGAAATAAATCTGCTGTTACACCATTTTTTCTACTTGTTCCAACCCTTACATCACCTGTAAATATTTGTTCTCCCATTTTGCCTTTTTTAGCTTTAGGTACTTTTGCACGATTTGTATGTACAGATTTAAGTAATAGTTCTCTAGCTCTACCGGGTTCTGTGAATCCAAATATATCCATTTCAACATATTCTTTAGAAATTACTGGGTTTTTCTTAGTTCCAGTATTTGAGTAACCTTTAAGAGTTTTAAGTTTATAATTTTCATCGAAACTCATTCCGGCTTCTTCATCATATTGGTCTTGTCTTAATCTTGTATCTTTTATATTTATACCTAATTCACTAGCACCAACTCCTAACATGTATTGACCAGAAGAAATATCTGGTGCGCTTGCTCTTATAAGCTGTGCTGTTCTTTCTATTTGTAAATCTAAAACTTCTTGTATATTCATGTTTGTAACTACATGATGATAATGAGGTTGTGCATCAGAATTAAAAAAACCAGTAAGTTTTGATTCAATTTTTTTATTTGCCATTTGATACATTGGACTTTTAGAAATATATCCACCTAACTCTCTTCTTGCTAGACGACCCAATATAGGACCTACACTTCTTGGTACAACTTGATTTATAGCCATACCAGACAATCTACCTACACCAACTCTTGCTCCACGAAGTGCTAAAGATTGAGCGGAACCGTATTTTTTTCTAAAATCTCCGGAAGTTGCAGCAGCTATAAAACCTCCGCCACGCGCGTATGTATATGCACTTCTTCTTGCATTTTTTATAAATTGTGATTGTACAACAGCGTTAACATCACCAGCTGTTTTACCAAATTTATAAAGTCTGTTACGAAAACCACCAACTGCTCCACCTTTACGGCCAGCATTAGATTTTGATTTATTTAGGGTTACACCCTCTTTGAAAAATTTTAAATATTGTGGCATTAGGTTCTTACAAGAGATTCAAGATACTTATAACATTCTTTTCCATATCTATCCTTTACTTGCTGAACGCTAATTATTTCATGGTATTCGCTACCTTTGACCAGTCTATCACCCGGAACAACAGTAACATTAGGTTCTATATAAATTCCAAATGTTTCAATAGTGGTATTTCTACCATCTCTATCTTCTTCTATTCCTTGGCTTTCAAACTTTGCTTTTACGCTTGTGTATGTGTCAGCCCAAGATGAACTAGGTAAACCTCTTTCATCAACTGCTGTTTCGGATACTGTTTGAATTGTGCAAGTTTCCGGTAAGTTTCTGTGTCTTATAGGCATACAACTACTTTACTACAAGATTATTGAAATTGATTTAACAAGTCTCCCATAAGAAGTTCTTTGTAAATAATACTGTAAAGTAATTTACTTTTACCCAATAAATGTACATTATATCCTATTTGTTTGTTGTGGTCTCTAATTATCTTTATTAATTCTGGTATCAAAGCTTTATAGGTTTCAAGAATTTTATTGAAATCTTTAGACCACTGTGCTTTACCTTCTATAAATATTATGTACATTCTTAGTCCGTTAAGTAACGGAAATGTAACAGCATCATGAAACTTATAATCTAGCTTTTTTTTCATCATTGGAAATTCGTAGTGTTTTTGTTTATAGGGTAGAGATATACCAGAACTTCCTAGTGTTCCTTTTTTCTCTGACCATAGTTCTTGACCTACGACATTTGTATAATCGTATAAATACAGTATGTCTTTTATTAATTCTGAAAATATTTTATAATCGTCTTTATTTTTTTTATAATCCTCAACAACCATATTTTTGTCAGAGTAGCTGTTTATAGGTTGTTCATCTATTTCTGAATCGTATTTGTTGTTTCTAAATAAATTTATTAAAGACAATACTGTTGCATGGTCTAAGCTATCTTCGTATCCAGTACCTTTTAAAGAATTATCAATCCACTCAATATCTGTTTTACTTAAAGAAGCTTTGTTAACTGTTCTTATCTTTGCATTTTTTGCTTTTATAATATCTTCAGCATGCCTATTGTGTAAACCCACAATTATTTCTAGTTTTATAAAACATTTTTTTGGTAAGTCAAGTGCAGGAGTATTTTTTATACATTCATAAATATGAGAGCCGTCAATAATTCCCTCTCTGTAATAATCATTAATTGTTACTTCTAATAGATTTCTGCTTTCTTCTATTTTAATATTTTCACAAAAAATAGTTATACCTTGATTTTTGTGATGAAATATGTTCACTTCTCCTTCATGTTCTTTTAGGGCTCTTAAAAAGTTTTCTTGCTCATCTTTATGCACTGGAGTTTTTTTAACATCTGGGTGTATAGGTATTAACTGCTTTAAATTAGGTCTATCAATTGCAAATTGTTTTACAGGTACTAAAGCTGTAAAAGTAAAAGTGTTAGTAGAAATTGGGTCTTTTAATATTTTATAAGAATGATAAGAAAAAAAATATCTACCGTTTCCGTTTTGAATATCTTCTATTTCTTCTTTTACCATTGAAATTTTTGTTTCTTTGCTTTTTGATATTGTTTAAATGACTTTTCAGATAAATCTTTAGGGTTTTTTTCCCAGTCAACATCTACTGGCGTTTCAAACCTTACATTTTTACTTATTTGTCTTTTACAAACGACATTATCTTTCGGACACAGTATTTCTGGGTCTTCACTAATTTTGTGTGTTATCTCATAACTTGTTTCACAAGATAAACATTTATAGTCATATCTGGGCATTTCTACGCCTTTTCTTTTTGTTATTTGTCTTGTGACAATTTTTACAAAATAATTTTAAGCCATCCCTTGAGTTTGGATTTTTTGTAAATTTCGATATAGGCAATAGCTCTCTACACGACAAGCAAGTTTTAGTCTTCTCGTCACCTAGTTCTTCTTTTTTTTCTCTCAATACTTCTAAACAATCTACACAAAATTTAGTATATCCGTCTAAGTATTTTTGATTTCTTTTAAAGGTTGTTACTTCTTTCCATTGACGACAATATTTACATTGTTTCTCAATTGGGTCTTTAAGATATTTCTCTGCTTCTTTTTGAGCAGCTTGAACTTTTTCTATTAATCCTTCTTCTTCTTCTATCCAGCTTTTGAATCTTTCGTATCCTATATTGACATCTTCATAAGTTCTAGGTGTAGATAATCCACCTCTACCTGTTCTAATAACTTCTAGTATGGTGTTAGCGGTATCTTCGTTGTAAGCACCTCGTTGAGGAATACCAGAAGCAATTCTTAATTGTCTTACTCGCTCGTGTGTAACGCCCCATTCTTCTGCCCAATCATTGAGCATTTTTTCGGGGTCTTTAGCAAATAATTCTGTTGCTTCTTCTAGTGTTGGAGCTTTCCTATGTACCATATCACTATCCTCCTATTTATCATTATACAAAAAATCTTGACCTAAATGGTTGTAGTACCGCCATATCTGCTGTTGTTAGTACTGGCTGTAAAGCTTGAATAACAACATCAGCATAGGATACATCATAATCTCCTATTCTTTCTGTTAGTGAAATATCAAAACCTGTTTGTGTAGAACTGTCTGATAAGTGACTACTTACAGTACCTGTATCTGCTTTGGCAGAGGTTTGCAAAGAAGTCATAAACAATCTTGCAGCTGCTCTAGCGGATGTAAATTTTATTTGTTCTGGAATATCTGCTGAAGCATATCCACCTACATAGGTAACTGATACATTTTGTGGTTTTATTCCAGACCATCTTATAGCCACTCTTCTAAGTTGCCCATTACTGTAAGTAACAAAATCATTTTCGTTTCCTTGAGTAAGAGTAACTGCATCTTCGGTAACTGTAGTAATTGACTGTACCGGAATGTGTCTTAGGAATATATCTTTTTTTTCTTCTCCATCAAATACTTCAGTAAATGTAGCTTGTTCAATATCATAACCAAGAAACCTCTTGATTGAAGCGTCTACATAGGGTATAAAAGTATTTGTTAAATTAGTTTGTAATGCGGAATCAACATCTAATTGTAAAAATGTTTCAACATCGCTATAACTACAAAGAGCCATTTAGGACTCCTTTATTTATCTTCTGATGGTTTAACAGCTTTGGTTTCTACTTTTTTCTTGGGAGCAGATTTTTTTGCAGGTGCTGCTTTTTTCTCTGAAGGGTCTGCCCATCCTTGAGCTTTTAACCATTCTTTAGAAACTTCTACGCCTGCTTTTGCAATCTTTGAAGCCCCAGATTTAGGTAGTTCAGCCATTGGTCCTTCAAAAATAGAACCGTCAGCCATCTTCCAAATTGTTTTTTCTGGTTTTATATATTCTGACATAATGAAATCATTTTACCTTATAAAAACAAGAAAGCCGGTTTTAACCGGCTCTCTTGAAATATCCAACTAACAGATATTACATATTTGTTAGTTTATGGAAAGCTGCTTGTCTGTAAACAGGGAAACCAACTCTCATTGTAGCTCTGATAGCAAGCTGATTCTTAATAAAGAAATCAGAGTGACTGTCAGTTACAGCGAGGTCGATACCTTGTCTCATCACAACATGAGCTGCTTCACCGCCACCGAATTTACCAACAAGTACTGTACCTGCGGCAATTGCGGTTGTAGGGATTACTTTTAGTCCCCATATTGCGGCTTGTGGTCCGCTAGCCATGCTTCCAGCTGCTATGAACAGAGGATTCTTTGCTGCGTATCCAGCAGTAGCATCTCCTGCAAAGTCAGTTGAAACTGATGTGACAATATCATTCCAGTCGCTAGGGTGCATAACAATTGCATCTGGCTCTGTGAAAGCGTTGACGCGAATGTCAGTAATTGCACCATAAAGAGCACCAAGTTTTCCTAAGTTACCTGAGTAACTTGAGAAGTCTGTGCTACCAACTGATGTTTTTCCAGCGTCCAAGATTCCTTCTACATTTGGAGCAGTACCGTCTCCATTAAGGAGTTGGCTGTCTAAACGAAGACGAATCATTGTTTGCAATCTGGAGTTCAAGTAACCTTGTACGCCAGCTTGGTCTGCTAGTAACTCATCTGTTACTGGTATGAATACACCGATTTTTCGGATGGATTCTGTTTTTTCTGTGAACTCTAATGCGGCCTCAGCAATAGCGCTTCCCTCAGCAGCTTCAGCAGCTGCGTTGGTGAATGTTGTCTCTTCTAAGTAAGAGAAAGCATTTTGGTCACTATTAATTTGGTCGAATAGATTAATCACAGTATTAGGGTCTCTTGTTAAAAACTCTAGGAATCCTGGTTGTCTTAGAACCTCTGGTGGATAACCTGTAGTATTAAGAGTAGTTTTTGTCTCAATTTTTGAGTCAATACCTTTTACCCCTGTACCTACATAATTTTTGTAGGCTTCGGACTCTGTAAATAGCTGTCCAACAGATTTAGCTTCTGAACCTTCGTTATTAGCTAACGGCATTTCTGCAACGGGTTTTGAATCTACTTCGAGAGCTTTTTCATTGGAAGCTTTTTTCTTCTCAATGGAAAGGTCTTCGACTAATTCAGCAAGTTCGTCATTTCTTGACTTAATCTCTTCTTTTTGCTCAGAGTTGTACTTGCCGTCTTCAGCGGATTCAAAAACAGATTTTAATTCTGCTCTTTTAACAGCGATTTGGTCCATGAGTTCTTTTTGTTTACTCATTTTGGGATTTCTCCAATCGTTATTGCTTATACTTCTTCTATTTCTTCGACTAAGGATTCAGCAATAATTTGCTGTGCCCTTACCCACTCAGCATCAAATTCTTCGTCAGAGGAATCAGTGTTATCTTCTGGAGTTTCTTCTTCAGCAGCTTCATCTTCCGGTTCTTCATCAACAGATTCCTCTGCTGGTGTTTCTTCCTCAATAGCTTCTTCGACTTCTGTTTCAACATCAATAGTATCAGTTGAAGCCTCAGCTACCTCTTCAGATTCGGCTGGCTCATCTTCCACAAGTTCTTCATCTACTTCTAACTCCAAAGCACCCTCGGTTCCGACATGTCCGATGAACTCATCAATCTCGGTCCAAGCATCGTTTAAGTCGTCTGCGACTGCACGAAGTGCTTCGGTGGCTTTAACGCCTAATTTTCTCCCATCTTCGCCTCTGAGCATAGAAATAGCTTTTGCTCGGGCTACTAAGTCATCCAATGCAGCAAGCACATCTTTGACTTCTTCAGAGAAAGACTTGCTGTCTTCCTGTGAAACTTCTAAATCTTCGTCTGACTTTTTCTCGTCATCATATTCTTTCATACAGTTACCTCCATTACCATATTTACACTCGCCTTTACCTTTAGCCTCAGATTTTTTACCATCTTTAGCACAAGGACCACCTTCATGATATTTGCAAGATTTCATTTCATCTTCGTCATCTCCATAACTTTTAGAACCACAGTTGCAATTACAAGATGAAGATTCAGTTACTTC